ATTATGTAATGGGTTTTGAAACGAGCCTAAACTACCGTTAATTTGTTCGTAGGAACAATTGGTAGTAAAAGTCTAACGGAAACCAATTAGTGGCACTATACTTTCGGGTTGGTGCAGAAGTTGGAAAGTACGTTAGAACCTGCTGGCTTTAGCCACGCAGAGTTTCAGGAGTACCTTTATGGTACAAACAAGCCGGAATAAAAAAGGAAAGGGGAGAGCCGAATGAACGCATTTAAAATTCACAAGGAAAGTCCAGCAATTACATTAATCGGAAGAGGAGAATACGCCGAAGATATTCCGCGTGATCGAAGAATATTTTGGCACGAATTGAAAAACTGCAATGTTGGTGACAAGTGGTCGTCATATGGCGGAAACAAACATAAAGCTCATACAGAAGAAGAAATGACCGCCATATACAAAGACGAAAAAGGAGTAGCCTGTCTGTTAAGAACGATATGGACTGATGACGCCAAATATCATGAGGAACTTGAAATTTTGTGGTTTGAGTTTGGCAATCATTTGATTGCACAAGCTGTTAAGGAAGGAAGGATAAAATGAAATTCATAGAATTTTTAGCAGGCGTTTTAATGTTTATATCCTTCTTCCTACTGATCGGCGTTGTCGGTGGCATGGAATTTAACAACGTTGATGTTACAACAGGTTTAATATGGATTGCCGTTGGGTTAATCGGATTATTGGTTTCTACAATTGTTTTGAGACACATTGAATAATATGCATGGGGAGGTTGCATTATGACTGATTATTTACAAGCATTGCTAGTAACGTGCATGCAAGCAAAAAAATATGGAATTGACTGTTTTTGCGATTATCACACTCATGTTAATGCGTTAACACTGGGAATTTATCGGAACGGTTACAATTCAAATCCAGACAGAACCTTTGATGATTGGTATTGGATTTATTTAGACGAGGACGAAGAACTAGTCATAAAAAAGCTAAAAAGTTGCATTCAGCTTCTTGAATGGATCATACGCGACAAGGAGGCGGAAAACCATGCAATATAGAGGATACCAGTTATACATACATACTGCTGGCAACGGAAAGGTTGCTGGTTTTATCCGCCGGGAAAACGATGCTTTCACAAAATTATTTGGTTATTTTGATGCTTACAATCAAGCGATAAACAGTTTGCAACGAGAGGTTGATAATTATGTCAGAATTGCTGAACGCAACACTAAACGAAAATAATTATTACTCACAAGAATCTAATTGGCAATATATGTCCGTTTCGCAGTACAAAAATTTTTTGAGTTGCGAAGCAAGAGCAATGGCATTACTGAATGAAGAGTGGACTCCAAAAACAACAACGGCTTTATTGGTTGGAAGTTATGTAGACGCATATTTCGAGGGTACGTTGGAACTGTTTAAGGAACAACACCCTGAAATACTGACACAAAAAGGAGAACTTCGAGCTGATTATCGCAGAGCTAACGAAATTATCGCTCGAGTTCAGAAAGACCCGTTGTTTATGGAATACATGTCTGGACAGAAGCAGGTGATTTTTACCGCAGAACTGTTCGGTTGCATGTGGAAAATAAAAATAGACAGCTACTTCCCAAATGAGAAAATAGTTGACCTAAAATGTATGCGGTCACTTGAAAGAATCATGGGGGTTTCGCTGGTAGAGCATTGGGGATATGACACCCAAATGGCTATCTATTCAGAAGTAGAAAGGAGGGCTAATGAAAGATCAAGTGGGTTGCCGACATATTTGGCAATCTGCACAAAAGAAGAAGAGCCAAATTTGGAAATTGTGCATGTTCCTGAATGGCAGCGTCAGGAAAGGCTTGGGGAAATTGAAATAAATATGCCGCGCATTTTGGCAGTTAAACATGGCGAAGTGCCACCTAATAGGTGCGGCGTATGTGATTATTGCAAACACACTAAAGTTTTAACCAAGCCAATTGAAGCGGACATGCTTGGGTATACCGAACAGGAACTTGCAACAATTCTAAGCAATAGGTTTGAAGGGTGGTGATAGATGCGTTCCTGTCTAACAAAAAAACAAATACAGCTAAACACACACAGGCAGGAACGCTTACCCAAAACCATTTTTAAAAAGAATAAGAAAGGATGATTCATTAAATGGCAAATGCATTAATTTACGGAGAAGTTGGCAGTGGAAAAACAGTCAACAGCACATTAGTAAGAGCGGGAAAGAGAGGAAGAAACTTATTACTTAACAGCGACAATTCACATGTTGTACTAGGAAATTTTGAGCGTCCTAATCTAGACGTACAGATTATAAGAAATTATTTAAAAAAAGACGGATCCGAAGATTATTTTGCAAAGCAGTTCATGGATGCCGTTCAGTCAGGCAAATACGACACAATAATCATAGACAACCTGACAGATCTTATAGATTTGGCGTTGCAGGACTACAAGAGAACTCCAGGCACGCCAAAGGACGAACGTCAGCATTACAAAATGATTTATGACGACCTGAAATATCTCGCAAGGCAAGCTGGACAAGTTGACTGCAACGTAATATTTACATGCTGGCTTGACACAAGCGAAATGACAATGCCTGACGGCACAAGGCAGAATGTATTCAGACCACAGTTGCCCGACAAGATTCTAAATAACATTTGCGGCTTGTGTAATATTGTGGGCAAGATTCACAAAACCATGAAAGATGACAAAATGGTATGGTACTACATACTCGAAGGCAATAACAACATTTACGCTAAAGACCAATTGTTCTGCCGCAAGGCGTGTATGCCAGCGGATTTGTTCACGCCACCACAGAAGAAAGGCGGCACACAGAATGCAGGTTGATGAAGCCAAAACTTTGTTTTACAAAGCATTTGCAAATATAAGAAGACCTGGCGCCGACAAACTGATTGAATGGCTTGAAAAAACAGACTTCTTTAGAGCACCTGCATCCACTAGATACCATTCAGATTATGAAGGTGGCTTGCTAGTGCATAGCGTGAACGTTTACAACAGATTGAATTGTGAAAATCCGGAAACACGCGCAATTTGCGGATTGCTACATGACCTGTGCAAAGTAGGATTCTACAAAGTTGAAATGCGAAACACAAAAGACGCATCGGGTAACTGGATAAAGGTTCCGTACTACACGGTTGACGACCAGTTCCCGTACGGTCACGGAGAAAAATCCGTGTACATAATGCAAAAGTTTATTCAATTGACGGAAGAGGAGGCTTTCGCCATTAGGTGGCATATGGGGGGCTTTGATGACGCCGTACGTGGCGGAAGCTACTCTTTGAATGAAGCATTCAAGAAATATCCATTGGCATTGGAATTGCATATTGCAGATTTGAGGGCAACGTATTTGGACGAATAAAGAAAGGAGAATGATATATGGCTATTAATTGGAATTTTAATGCAGACGATTACGAGGAAAGGTCTTTCGACCTAATACCGGTAGGCAACCACAGAATAAGAGTTGCGGAAATTGAAGAAATGACAAGCTCAAAGGGAAATCAGATGCTAAAGTTTACATTTGACGTGTCGGGATATAATAGCAAACTCTTTTGGTATTTAGTTTTCATGCCTGACAACCCTAAAATAACCAATCAAAATATTGGTGATTTTTGCAACAGTTTTGGAATTGAACCGCCTAGCCTGCAAGGCTTATTGAACAGTAAAGGAAAGGTTGGCGCGTGCAGAGTAAAACATGAAGAATACGAAGGTGATAAGCAGGCAAGATTGCATTATTTCTTAAAGAGAGACAAGCAAGACGGTTTGCCACCTTGGCATTCTAACAGCAACGGCAGCTCAGCAGCACCAATCCCAGTGGTATCCGCATTTGCAGATCTTGACGACAGTGACATTCCCTTCTAATGATTCAATTAAGAGATTATCAAGAACGATGCGTCCAAAAGCTGTATGATGCATTTAAAGCCGGATACAGACGACCAATATTAAGACTGGATTGTGGTGCGGGAAAAACCTTGACAATGGCCGAGGTTTGCCGCAGGGCTGTTTTAAAGGGCAACGAAGTATTGTTTCTGGTACATAGAATCGAACTGAAAGACCAAACAATACGAACGTTTGAAAAAGTCGGTTTGCGTGACGAAATAGGCAAATTAGTAAAAGTGGGCATGGTGATTACGGTTGGTAATCACCTGTCCGAATACAATCCAAAGCTGATCATAGCTGACGAATGCAATTTTAGTTTAGCTAAATCATGGAGA